TGGTGGACTGCCGGCACGTGTGCCCGGTGATCAGCAGCGCCCCGTCCGTGGGCGCGTTCACGGAAGGGGCGACGTGGTTGGCGGAGTTGCCGCCGTTGTCCCCAGCGGCGGCGATCTGCGCCGGGTCGGCGCCGGCCAGGGCGGCGGCGGCGAGGTACCGGCCGGCGTCGTTCGGCGCCGGCAGCGTCAACGTGTGCGTCCCGCTCTGGGCGGCCACCGCGGTCCACACCCGGATGTGGGCGCCGTTGGTGCCGTCGTCGCCGGTGGCCCGCAGTGTCCACGTCGGGCTACCCGGCGCCCCGGTCGGCGCGACCAGCCCGTCGACGCCGTAGAAGTCCGTCGCGCCGATGGCCACCAGCAGGTCACCGGCCTGCACGCCGGTGAGCGACACCTGCGGCGCCCCGCCGTCCACCGCCGCGGACTGGGGAGTGCCCCGGAACGTGATCGCCACCTGACCTCCCCCGTCATCCCTGTCGCTGGCGGCTGCGATCAGGTGGGGTCGGCGACCTCCACGTCCCACGAGCCGACGTTGACGGTGTTGCCGGAGGTGAGGGTCTGCGTTGTGCAGGTGGTGACGTAGCGCAGCACGTCGGTGGAGCCGCCGGTGGCGAGCACGACGTGGTCCGCGTCGCCGGAGGCGACCACCGACGCCCCGTTCTGCGCCGAGATGGTGATCTTCCGCCCGGACACGTCACCGTCGCCGATGGTGAAGTCGCCGTTGCCGTCGCCCGGGGTCAAGCTGATCGGGCCGACGAGGATGTCCACGCTGTCGCCGAGATCGGCATAGCTGGTGGGCTGCCCGGAGGTCACGTACATCTCGTCGGCCAGAGCGATCTGCTCCAGCAGGCCGTCCAGTGTGGAGTTGGGAGCGAACTTGGCCACGGGTCACACCTCTTCCGCGGTTTGGTGGTGGATGACGCTGGCCGGGGTGAGATCGTGCACGACAGCGGTGGCGAGCTTTTCCAGCTTGGCTAGCAGGGAGGTGCGTGGCTTGCTGCGCTGCCGCTCGGCGGCTAGGGCGGCCCGCGCCCGGGCGGGGTCGCTGCCGACCCAGGCGAGCACATCTCCCGCAGTGCCTGCCGGCACCGGCCCCACCTCCGCCTCCGCTTCCGCAGCAGGCCCCGGCTGCGGGACCGCCGGGGCAGGCTCAACCGGCTCTGCCTGTTCCATCTGCCCGCTTGTGCCCTGTTCACCGGCCAGCGTCAGATCCGCCTCGTCAGCGAGCAGGACACCGCGGCGGCGCATCCACGGCGAGCGCAGGTGGGCGATCGCGCCGCGGGTGGTCACGTCGGCCACACCGATCGTGCGCCCATCCTCGGTCTGCACCGGCCGGAAACGGACGTGCACCGAAGGCACGGCAAGGTTGGGGTACTTGAGGCTGAAGAATCTCAACGTGGTCTCCTCACGCCGTAGCGGCGGGGTCGCGTGCAGACTATGGGCGGGCCCGTCGGCCAGTGCCAAGAGGAAGTCGGCGTGCAGCTTCCCGCTCACGCCCCGGTACTTGGCCGGCAGAACCTCCAGGCTGAACCGCTGCTCTTCTGGGGTGATCCCGGTCTCGGCCGCGGCTTCGACCAGTTCGGGGAACTCCTGGGAACAGACGGCGTGCCAGCCGATCTTTTCGGCGTAGACCCGGTGTTCGAGCAGTGCCCCGCCAGCGCGGGTCAGGTTACGCTCGGCGGTCAGCCAGTCCGCGAACACGACCGGCAGGCCGCAGCACCAGGCCTCGTACATCGTGGAACCGCCGTCGGCGATCACCACGTCCGCGCCGACGTACTGGGCCAACGTGGCCTGGCGCCCCGGGCTGTGGCGGGGGTGCGGCGCCTCCACGACCAGGAACCGCTCTGGGTCCAGCAAGGACAGGAGTTCGTCACGCCGCCACCAAGTGGTCGCCCTCGCCCCAGGCGCGTTCGGGTTACCGTCACGATGGACCTCTGAACCGCCGCCGTGCGTAGGCGCCCACAGCACGCGGATACGACCGTCCCGTTCCGGCCACGGCGAAGCAACCCGCCCCTGGAAGATCGGGTCCAGTTTCGGGTAGCCGAGGATGTGCACCTTACTGCGAGCGACGCCGGAACGCACGATCGATTCCGCCAGTGCCGGTCCTGGAGCGACGACGTGGGTGAAGCTGGCGCAGGCGGCAGCGTCCCGGTACCCCTTGTCGGCGATACCGTGGCTGCCTTGGACGCTGGCATGCTCACCGCGCCAGCATTCCGGCCGGTACCGGTTGCGGTGGTTCATGTAGAAGTTGACCGCGCCTGGCTGCGGCTGCCGGGAGACGACCGCCTCAGGCAGGTGGGCGAGGATCGGGGACAGGTACCGGTCACCCTGCCCGCCCGGGATCAGCCGGTCATGCTCGTGATCCCAGCTGGTGTCGTTGGCGCACAACACGACCGGTATCACAGGCGCACCCTCCGCCCGCCAAGCTGCGCCTTCCACGACTGGTCCATGTAGTGCACGATCACCGTGTCGTCGCAGCGTTCGTGCTGTTCGCAGATGAGCCGCCGGCTGCCGTTACGCTTCCCGGCGTCGATCTGCACGAACCGCGGGTCGGCTTGCAGGTAGCGGGTGATGTACTTGGCGCCGAACACGGCGCGGAAGTTCACGCCCGGGCCCGCGTTGCGGCGGCTGGATTTCAACCGCCGCCACCAGGCTGGCACGTCGTCAAGCATCCGCTTGTAGGTGGGGTCGCCGGGTTCGCAGGCGAGGGTGGCGTTTTGCACGTTGCCTTTGCGGCCGGTCATCCCCAAGGACCGGATCCCGTCCACTAGCGGGTCCAGCGGCTTGAGGCATTCGCTGTCCGCGTCGGAGTACAGGCCGCCGAACCGGTGTAGCAGCTCCAGGCGGATCAGGTTGACCTTGCCCGAGTTGTGCGGGATCTGGTCGATGATCGCCTGATGTCGCGTCTGGGGCAGGTTGTTGTCTGTCCAGTGGCGCAGCTCCCAGCCGGGGTTGAGCCGGGTCCACGACTCTAGCCAGTCCTGGTGCGGGTTGGGGGTGCCGCCGATCCACACCACGTGTACCAAACGGGGGATCACCGTGCTCGCCTCATCACCGCGAGCCGGCCGTGATGCACCCGGAAGTCGGTCACGAGCCCGGAGGAGACCAGGCCGTCCATGTCGACCACCACCTTGTCGAACCGGGGTTCGTAGTCGTCGACGGTGATCACCGCATCCTCGGCGAGGTGCGGCCACCAGGCGTCGATGTCGCCGCGCGCGGTGTTGTGGTCCCCGTCGACGTACAGCAGGCCGACCGGCGGACCGGCCCACCGGCGGGCGTAGTCCTGCCCGAACTGCCGCACCAGCGTCACCTGGCCGCCCAGGCCGCACGCCCGCACCGCGCGGGCCGCTGCCTGCCGGGTGGACGCGGCGGTGAACGCCGCCCTGATCCGCTCCGCCCTACGTGATCCTGGACGGTAGCGGTACGGCCGCCGTTCTCCCGGCAGATCCCACGGATCCACCGCCCACACCCGGGCACCCAGGCCACGGCGGGCGCCAGCACCCAGGTAGCAGGCGGTGCGGCCCTTGTACACGCCGATCTCCACGATCGCCTGGTCGGCAGACACCTGCGCGGCGAGACCGGCGAGCACCTCGCACACAGCGTGCGGGGTGAGCCCCTCCACGTCGGCCGGGGTCACCGCCGGCTTCCACTCTGCCCAGGTTCGGACACCAGCACGACGTTGGGTGCTGGGGGTGGGGGCGGGTCCTGGGCGAGCTGGCGTCGGATCGCGCGCAGCTCGCCCAGGATCGCTGTCAACACCCGGACGGTGTCCCCATCCGGGTTGCTGTCCGGCACGGTCAGCTCTCCACCCCACCCGTTCCGGTGCTGGCCACCGCGGACTTCGGGTCCATCAGGGTGCCGCCGAACACGTGGCGGACCTTCCACTCGACACTGTCGGTTCCGAAGTCCCCGTCGGTGGGGTCAACCAGCCCGCCGCCGACGCGGGTGGCGTTGGGGTGCTTCTGGAACAGCTCCGGGGATTCGTGGCCGATGAGGAACCCGATCTCCATCGCCGGCCGTCCCGCGTCCGGGGACGCGAACAGGTACCAGGCGGTGGTGCCGGTGGTGGTGTCCACGATCGGCAGCCACGGGTTGACGACCAGCTCGACCCGGTTACGCATCCAGTTGATGACCCGCAGCTGGTCTTGCCCGGCGCCGGACTGGTTACCGGGCCCGGACCCGACCGCGGAGGTGATCTCGGTGGCGTTGAGGATGTTCCGGGCCGTCACCTCCAGGCTGGGCGGCACGACGAGGGTGGCGGCTTCGATGAAGATCGGCGCCCCGTCGGAGTCGACCTGCTCACCGAACAGGGTGAACGCGGCCTGAAGGCCAGGGACGGTCAGCGGCTCGTCGAGCAGGTTCGCGTTTCCTGCGGAGAAGAACGGTGACGCCGGCCCGGTCGGGGTGGCGTACAAGGAGGTGACGAACCGTTCCTCCGAGCGGCGGGCGGCGTTGCCCAGCCGGCGGGGGATGTCCGCGAAAGCGTCCAGGTCGTCGTTGATCAGCGTCTCCCATGCCAGCGGGATCCGCCGCCCGTACTTGCGGACGGCGTACTCGTACTTGCCGTCCGTGAGCGGGCTGGCGGGGTACTCGGACTGCTGGCCGACCTCGTCCAGCACAGCCTCGGACCCGTCCAGGGTGAACCGCTTGACGGTGCGGAAGTCCCGCACCCGGCCGCGGCGGGCCAGCCGGGACCAGTTCACCGGCATCTGCTGGTAGTTCGCCAGCATCTGCCGGTCGATGATGTCACCGAACAGCAGCTGGAAGTCCGAGGTGGTCATCGCCTCCTGGAAGTCCAGCGCGGCGCGGCGGTCGCCCTTGATGACGTCGCGGTACAGGGTCAGCGCTTCGACGAACGCCCGCTGGTAGGCCGGGGACGGGCCGCGGCGGCGGCGGGCGGCCTGGGACAGGCTGGTGCCCTCACCCCCGTACAAGGCGGACTCGGAAGCCCTGTCGGCGGTGAACGAGGCCACCTCCGGCAGCGCGTCGAGAACGTTACTACGCATGATGGTGGTCTCCTCAGTATCCGATCTTGACGGGGATGGTTGCGGTGGCGGCGTTGGCCACGGGCGCGAGCGCGTAGCCGAACCGCACGTTGCCGCTCGAGTCGTTCAGGGCGCCGGTGGTGGAGTCGATGTACACCAGGTCACCGACCGCGATCGCTCCCCCCGCCGCCGCAACTTCCAGCTCGTACACGCCGTTGGTCTTCACCGTGATCTGCGACGTGCCGTCGGCGTCTGTCCACGGGTCGGTCAGCGCGACCGCGGGCAAGGAGCCGATCAGCACCGCGTCCCCGGAGCCCGGTGACGCGGGGGAATCCACCGCAGACACCGGCACGTCGAACTGCACGCCGTAGTTGTACACCTGGTTGGTAGCCATCGGTTAGCGTCCCTTCGTGGCGAGGTCGACGGTGGTCTCGTCGAGGCCGATGTCGGAGTACAGGCTGGACACCTGCTTGGCGAACTGCTCGGCGGTCATCTGCATGGTCGGGTCGCCCTCGGCGCCGAGGCCCTGCACCTTGCCGTGGCCTTCGGCTTCCAGCCGCTGGGCGAGGTACACCCGCTCGTTACGGATCGCCGAGGCCACGAGTCCTTCAAGGGCTTGCTGGTCCACCTCGCCGGCGGCGGTCAGGGGTACCCGGTCGTGCACGGCGGCGTGGACCCGCTCGGCGATCGGGGCCTGGTGACGCTCTGGCACTCCCGACTCGGGGGCTGCGATCATCCGGTCCACGGTCAGCCGCGCGGCTTCGTTCGCCCGCAGCCGGCGGGCTTCTGCTACCGCGGCGTCACGCTCGGCTTCGGCCCGTCGCTGCGCGTTCTGCGCCTCGGTCAGCGCCTCAGCCAGCGAGTGGGCGCGGGACTTGTACGCGTCCCGCTCCTGGGCGATGACGGCCACCTGCGCTTCGGTGGCCTCCACCTGGCGGGACTCGTTGACAGCGCCCGCCGGGTCCGGTGCGCGGGCACCGTCGTTGGTGGTCTCCGACATCGGAGCCGCCTCCTTGTCTGTCGATGGGATGGGTTGCGCGGCCGGCGGGCTGCCGTCCGCGTGGGTGGCCGGGACCGGCGCGGGGGCCGGCACGTCTGGTGTATGGCCGAGGAGCTTGTCCAGCCGGGCGAGGTCGGCGACGGTTTCGGCGACCGGTAGCGGGGACACCACGGGGCTGGTTGGTGTCTCGTCGGCTTTGACCGCGACTGGGGTCTCCGCCTCAGGCTCGGGTTCGGGTTCGGGCTGCGAGGTTTCCTCGGAGGCCGGCTGCGGTTCGCGGGTGTACAGCTGCGGCGCGTCCCGTTCGACCCGGGCCGCCCAGGCCTGCAACGCCTCCCCGGTCGCCGCCGACAACGCCGCGTGCTCATCCTGGGTTAGCCGGTCGTTGCTTTCCTCGCTGAGCTCGGCCAGCGCCCGGTGCAGCCGGGATTCCAGCCACGCGCCCACGTTCCGGGCCTGTTCGGCCGGCCGTGGCTGGGCGGATTCCAGCACGGACAGGATCGCCCCACCCGCCGCCGGCACTGTCACGAAGTCGACGGAGCGGCCTTCGGTGATCTCGGAGATGACGAACCCGTCCCGGCCTTCGGCGGTGCCGTGGTCACCCATCACCCAGGCGCGGATGGACATGCCGATGTGTTCGGCCATGTCGGTCAGCTGCTCCCGCCATGGTTGGAACAGCCGCAGTTCGCCGATGAGGGCGTTGCGTTCCGGGTCCCACCGGGCCGGGCCTTCCAACACGCCGGCTAGGTTCCTCACGGACCCTGCGGGGCGTTGGGTGTCCTCTTCTTCGGTGGCGTGGTCAACGAACGCGAGTGTGCCGGCGGGGAACGCCTGGGGCCCGTCGCGGCGTAGGACTTCGGCGGGGTAGTAGCGGCCGTTGCGTGACCAGCCGGCCTTGATGAGTTGGATGAGCATCCGCCCGGGCCGGCCGGGGCGTGGGGCCTCGACTACGCCTATCTCGGAGACGGCTTCGGCGCTGCGGGATGCTTCGCCGGCGCGGGAGAGCAGGGACTCGGGTGGTTCCTCGTCCAGTTCGGTGCGGTAGAGGCGGACAAGGGTGCGGGCAGCTCGGCGGATCTGCTCTGCCGGGGCGTCCTCGACTTGGCCGATGCGGGCGGCGGCGGCGTGTACACCGTTGCGGTTCAGCCGGCCGGAGGGTTCCCGCACCGGCAGGCTGCACTGGGTTTTGGCGGTGGGGGCGCCGGTGTGCCGGTGGATCAGACACGCCCTGTGCCATTGCTCCAGGCTGTAGTCGGCTTGGCTGAAGTCGGACCAGGGCCGGTTGGACACCTGCTCGGTGGTGGGCCGGTCCAGTACGGCGGTGGCGGATTCGGCGATCGCGCGGGCGTGGCGGGCGGCGGCCAGGCCGGCGCCTGTGGGCCGGGTGCGGCCAAGGTGGCGGCGGGCGGCACGCGAGTTCGACACGGCGTCTCCCCCCAATACAGGTGTGTAGTCTGGCGGTGTGACGTTGAGTGAGTTGCGGGCCGAGTTGGACCGGGTCGATGGCCTGAAGGGGTTGGAACGGGCTCGGGCGGCACGGGAGTTAGCGCAGGTAGCGGCCAGGGTGGTCGCGGCTGCGGCGGATGAGGCTATCTATGAGGCGACTCGCACCGCGTCGTATGAGGCGGTGGCGCGGGAGTTAGGGGTGTCGTACGCGAACGTGAACCGGGCGTGTACTCGTCATCGGAGGGCGTTGCAGGGCTGACCTGCGGTTATCACGCTGTGTGTATGCGGCGGTGGGTGTCTGGTCGGGTTGTGGCGGGTCGGCTGTTCGGTTGAATTCTGCTGTTGTGATTCGGAACCAACGCAGTGCAGTTGCAGCTCACCCGCGACGAGCTGGTAGAGCTGCACCGGCAGCTCACCCTCACCCTCCTCGCCCAGACCGGCGCCTAGGGGCCCGGTTCCGGTGGCGGCGTGACAAGCCGCCGCCACCACTCCTGGTCACGCACATCCCCGGCCAGGTCCACGTCGACCAGACGTGGATCAGCCGGATCGGTCAGCGACGACGGGCCCGCCGGGACCGGAGGCGTGGGACGGTCCGGGACGGTCATGGCACCACCCTGACACGCACCACCGTCCACCGCCCTTCGACGACCACCTCGACCACCTGGAAGACGGTGCCCGGGGCCAGCACCATCTCATACTGCCCCGGATGGGCCGAGATCGGATCGACGTAGGCGGCGCGGGTACCCGCCGGAGCGGCGATCTCCATACGGACCGGGCGGCGGGAAGCCATAGCCATCTGACCCGCCCGATCCGACCAGCCCTCAGCAACCAGCGTGGTGGACATGAACCCGCGCTCCTGCAACCGGCGGCCCACCAAACCAGTCAGGTCGGCCACGCTAGCGACACCGAACGCTTCGGGGCCGACGTACCGGTACAGCAGCACATCAACCGGCAACGGGCGCATCTCCGCCACGGCGTCGCGGATGTCACCCAACACCAGGCTGTCACGCTCCGTCGGTGGCCGGGTGCCGCGCAGCAGCGCGTTCATATCCCTGGCCCCGCCGGCGGTGTACTGGGTCAGGGCAGCGGCCCCAGCAAGGGTGTAGCCGCCCATGCGGGTCTGAGCCCGCCGTGCCCGCCCGGGGGTCAGCGGAGCTGGTGGAACCCAGCGGGCTGTGTCCGGCCGGGCCCGGGCGGGGTGGGGGGTGGGGGGTAGTCCTTGAGCAGCGCGGCGGCGCAGGTCCCGCACCGGAGTAGGCACGTAGGAGGGCCGCCAGCCGGTTGTGGTGCGGAGGGTGGCGAGGTCACCCCAGCCGACCTGACCGGTCTCCAGCAGGCCGAGCCGGGCAGGTCCCATGATGCGGAGCTGTTCGACGCGGGATAGCCCGGCGAACCAGGCTTGCGCGTCAGGGACCGCCGATGGTGGCTCCGGAGCCGAGATCCCGAGTTGGGACCAAGGGGCGAGGACGGGGAGGCGGGCGCAGCGGCCCTGCTGGTGGTCCCACGGCCCTGGTTGGGAGGTCGGGAACTGCTGCCCGTGCATGGCAAGGCAGGAGGGGCAGACCCTGGTGTCGAGTGTGGCTAGCCACTGCCAGGCGGGCACAAGGTCAGCGTTCGCCGCGTGGATCTGGTGGCTACTGCTCCGGTAGGCGTCCAGCACCTCGGTGCGGGCGATGGTCAACGCGCGGGTGAGGCCGCCGTTGAACGCCCCCTCCACCTGCGCCACCATCCGCGCCGCAGTGGTGCGCGGGTTGTCCCCGGTCTCGACGCCGCGGATCAGTTCCCGGCGCACTACGGCCATGGTCTCCGCCGGCAAAGGGTTGGCGGTGGAGACGATCTGGCCTTGTACCCGCTGGCGGATGATGTCCGGGGCGAAGGTGCGGATCCGGGACAGCACGGTGAGCCGGACCGTGCCTTGGTCCTGTTCTCGGACTAGTAGCCCGCCTGCGGGCCGGCCACCTACATGCGCTAGTAGCGTTTCCCGCTCCGTGGCGGGGGCTTGGGAAGCGATAACCCGGGCTTCCAGGTCCAGGTCCGCGTCCACCGCCCGAGCGGCGGCGTTCACTGCCGTGGAGATGGTCGAGGTGGCGAGGCGGGTGAGGGTGTCCTCGGTGGCCTGCAACGCGGCCATCGCCGAGCTGGTGCGGGCAATGTCGGTGGGCCGGGGCCAGTGGCCCAGCCGCTGCGCCTCGGCGGCCAGGTCGACGCTGGCTTGAGCCCAGGCGGAGGCGAGTTGCCCGTCCCAGGTCTTGACCCACTCGGCGGTGAGAGCGCGGACGGCGTTGTCGGCTTCGGTGCCGACGGCGCGGCGTAGGCGGCGGGCCAGGGTGAGGGTGCTACGGGTGACCGCCACCGCTCACCCCCGGGGCGTCAGTCCCGTACTTCACACCCTGCGGGGACTGCGGGACCGCCACTGTTATCGCGGGCGGCTGCGGCGGGATTCGAACCCGCACAACTCCATGCGGCGCGGATTACCGACCCGCGTACAGCGGGAGGGGTCTACCAGTTGCTCCACGCAGCCGCCCAAGCGGTGGGCCCCGACGTTTGTTGACGCCGGGGCGTGGCCCCGCTGGACAAGCAGCCGAGGCCGGGCGCAAGATCCGGTAGAGGCGCCGTACCGGGAGCGGTCCGGCCCGAGGGTCGGCGGGCTACCAGCCTCCAGCCTAAACGGCCCCGGCGTCACCCGCCGCCGTCGTCCTCGTCTTCGCCGTCGTCGGTGGTGTCTTCGTCGTCGCCGGCCATCGGCCCCGGCCCGACCGCTGCCGGGTCACCACCCGCGCGTGCCCGGTCGGCGGCCTGCTGCCCCAACGGCGGCCCGGTCGGATGCTGGAACTGGCCGTCGTCGTCCAACATGGCCTCCACCAGCTCGTCCACATGCCGGACGCCGAGGGCGGTGAGGACCATCCGCAGCAGCACCTCCGGCGGGACGATGCCCATCTGCGACGCGGCGACGACGGCTTCGACCTGTTCCTTGGTGGGCACGTCGTCCAGGTCCGGCCAGACGATGTCGACCTCGTCCGACGTGCCCCCAGCCAGAGTGACCTGCTCGGTGTCGGTGTACGGATCCCGGGTGACCGTGCCCTGCAATGGGCCCCGAGGGGCGCGGACCGCTTCGACGATCACATGCTGGATGATGCGGCGTAGCACTCCGGTCCACAGGTCCCGCCGCTGACCCATCTCCAGCTCAGTCGGCCGGTCCAGCGTCTCGGCGGTGGCGCGGGCGCCGGTAGTGCCCGGGTCCCCCAGCAGCATGGTCACCGGGACGCCGAGGGCGGCGGCGACCATCGCCGCTAGCGGCCGGCCGGACTCCGAGTCGATCGTGGCCCCGGACTTAGGGATCGCCTCCAGGACCGCGTCGATGGGGGTGATCGCGGTCGCGCCGACGTCTAGGGCTTTGCCGGTGGCTGGGTCTACCGGTGGTTTGGTGGCTAGCTTCTGCTTGGCCTGCGCCCGGCCGGCCCCTTTGGTGGTGAGTCGCCACGCGAACCGGGACAGGCTTTTGATCAGGACCGCCCAGTCTTCGAGGAAGATCTTGTAGGCGCGGGCCCAGTCGATCGCCGCATAGGCGTCGGGGATGCCGCGCTGCCAGTGCAGCGGCCGGTTCACCGCTACGTGTAGCACCGGCGCGGACCACTCCACCGGCAGGCCGATCCACATACGCGGCCGGCGGGCGGGCCGGTAGTCCACCGCCGGGTACAGCTGCTCCCGGGCCTCGTAGAGCGGGGTGCCGTCAGCGGCGTAGGTTTTGTGCTGCCACCGGCGCCGGTAGTACCACGGTTCTCCGGCGTCTTCCGGGTTGCAGATCACGTCCACGATCTCGTCCGGGGGGATCGTGCGGACCTGCGCCCGCCCCGTTAGCGGGCTAGTGAACAAGACGTAGAACAGTTCCCCCTCGGTGCCGAGGGCGTGCTCGGCGGCGTTTCTCGCCTGCGGGCCGGTGAACGAGCGGACGTTGCCGGGGTCGTTGAGGAACGCGTCCACCACCGCTTGCACGTCCTGCTCACCCGGCTGGCGGCCGTTCGCCCGGGCCGAGATTTCGACACCTTGGCCATGCACATAGGCGCTACGTAGGGCGAGGCCGCGTTTGATCAGCGGGTTCTTCAGCGCGTATAGGCGGCAGATGGAGCGCAGCTGCCGCATGCCCTCCGGGGAGAACTCCTGCTCGGCCAGCTGGGTGAACCGCACCCAGTCCGGCTCGTGAAGCTGCCGCTCCAGGTCGGCGACCGATTCGGCCAGCAGCAGGTTGTTCTCCCGCTCCGCCGCCAGCTCCTCGGCGATAGGGCCGACGAGGCGGCGGCGGACCGTTTCACTGATCCGAGACGGTGTCGGCAGCCGCATCACCAGCACCCCCTCGCCAGGGTTTCAGTAGAGGGAGATCGTCGCTTCGGCTTCGATCTCCTCGTCCTCGACGATCACGTCATCCAGCAGCAGCGGGTTGATCAGCAGCCGGTTCAGCGCCTGTGACATCGCGTCCACCCGGTCGTCGTGTGCCGAGTTGGGGAACCCGGCTGCCTCGTCGATTAGCCCGGACACCCACGGGGCGAGCGCCGGGGCGGGCAGCCACACGTCTCCGGCTTCGACGAACGGGGACACCGCCGCCGCCCGGGCCACCTTCGACCCTTCCGGTTCTACCGGGATGAGCCCGGCGACCTTGCGGCGGAGCAGGTTCACTACCGCCGGGCCGTTGGCTTTGTCCTCCACCAGTTTCGCTGTCGACTGTGGCCACCGGGCGGCCAACACCTGCACGGCTTGCACGGTTTCCACGAATGACATGCGGTCGTGTACCTGGTCCAGCAGGTAGGCGTGGGTGCCGCGGCGGCCCCACACCTGGCCGCAGACGTAGTCGGTGCCGTCGGTGTCCTTGAATGTCATGTCCCACGAGGTGATGACCTCGTCGAACGAGTGCGTCACCCTGGCGCCGTCGCCGCGTTCCACCCACTGGGGGTGTTCGTAGAACGACCACCAGGAGCGTTGGAAGATCGACCCCTCGGGTGGGGCTGGTTCACCTTGGTAGAGGGCCTGCCAGGCGCGGGCGCCCACGTCGCGTTTGATGTCGTCCCAGTCGCAGCACTGCGTGGTGGGGTGTTTGCGGCAGGAGCCTGGTGGGCGGAGGATGTGCCGGCCGCGGGTGGATTCCAGGTACTCGCCTGGTTCCCGGCCCAGCGGGTCGACCTGGCCGCGTTCGGGCCGGTGGTTGGCCTGGGCGGGGATGTTGATGACCGTCCACGAGTCTTCGTCGTCGCGCAGGAGCCGGCCGGCGAGGTCGTCCTCATGCCACCGGGTCATGATCAGGATGACGGGTGATTCCGGGGACATGCGGGTGCGGGCGGTCTCGGTCCACCAGTCCCAAGCGGCGTTGCGGAACGTCTCCGAGTCGGCCTCTTTACGCCCTTTGTGCGGGTCGTCGATGATCATCAAGTCGGCGGGGCGGCCGGTCAACGCGCCGCCGATCCCAACACAGTAGACACCGCCGGTGTGTCCCTCAAGCTGCCACTCGTGCGCGGCGGCGGTGTCTGGGCGCACTCGCAGGCCGAGCGCATCAGCATGAGTGACGATGTCGTTGCGGATGTCCCGGCCCCAACGCCGGGCCACACCGTGCGCGTAGGAGGCGATGACGATCCGCAGGTCCGGGTTACGGGTCAGCAGCCACAGCGGGGTGCGGCGGCTGACCCGCTGGCTTTTCCCTCTTGCGGCGGCATGGAGATGATCAGCCGCTTCAACTCGCCGGTGGCGACTTTCACCAGCGCGTCGTCGATCAGGTCCAGGGCGGGGGTTTGGACGGTGCGCGGGTCCAGGGCCTTGGCCAGCTCCCCCGGGGTGGACCACGGCACGTCGCGGGGTAGGGGCGGTTCGAACAGTCGCGCAGCCGCTTCCCAAGGCGACAGAACAGGCACCGTCATCGACCCTCACCTGACCGTTCGGATGAGTATCCAGTCAGACCGCGCGTGCCACAACACATCAGCTGAACTAACTAGCGACTAGCCGTAGATGTCGAGGGACAACCGTCGGGACCTTCTTCTGCTGCTCCGGCGTCAGATCCAAATCACCCAGAATTCGCCGGATCACATCCGCCAACAAGGCACCCTGCTGCTCGGCCAGCTTGACCCTGCGCTCCTCCACACCAGCGTCCAACGCCATCTTCGCTACCCTGGCCAGCTGGGCACGTTCCTGCTGCCACCACTTGATCCACACGTTCAGATCCGCGGCAGAGGTAGTGTCAACGCCCGGGAACTCACCGGCGGTCTTCTCCACCTGCTCGGTAACACCCCACACCATCTCCGTTTCTTGGAGGCTGCGGACCTTCTCGTCCAACCAGGCCACCACACCGGCGGCGCGGTACACCTCGTCCAGCAAAGCGATGTGCGGGTCAACCTCGCGGCGCAGGTTCAACTTGGCCACGGCCTGCTTCGCCCGCTCGACCGCGGCGTGCTTGACATGGTCGGGGGTGGAGCCACCGTGCAGCTTGCAGCGGCCGATGCCGGCGTGGCTGGTTCCCCAGCCTGCCGGGCGGCGGCAGGGTTCTCCAGTGCCGCCGCGTTTACGGTCGCGTTTGGTTCCACCGCATATAGTCTTGCCATGACGGGGGCCGGGGTTGTCTGTTGTCATGACCGTTGGCTTCCTAGAGGGCAGAAACGTAGCAGGCTACGCGTAGGCGCCGAGCGGTTCATGCGTGCGCGGCGGCGGGACTTGCCGGAGCGGCGGGTGTCGCGTTCCACGGCTAGGACGTCGCCGTAGCGGTACAGGGGTCGGCCGTGTCCGTCGCGGGCTGCGGGGGTGAGTTTGCCGGCGCTGACCCAGTAGTTGACGGTCTGCTTGCTGACGTCCAGCCAGTGGCAGATGAACCAGGTGGGTACCAGGGCGTCTAGGTTGGCGCGTCCACCCATTGGTGCCCACCGCCTTTCGGTGATGGACAAGACGGTGGGGAGGCCGGTTGTGGGCACACTTCACGTGTGGAACACGTACAGGCGAAGCGTAGCACGTCGGTGATCACTGGTGGTGCAGGTCAGGCCGCGTTCTGGTGTGTCACTGGTTGGCGTAGGAGGTCGGCGATTTCGGCCGGGGTGCGTTTGGACTTCTCGTAGCCGGCGAGCCGGTCGCGCCAGTGGGCGTACTCGTTTTCGGTGTACAGGTTGCCGCAGTTGCCGCATTCGATGTAGTCGCTGCCTGGTCGGCGCATGAGCACGCCGCGTAGGTCGCATTTTTGGCAGGCGACGGCCTTGTACCGTTCGGTTTCGGGCTGGGCCGTGGTTTCGCCGAGGTGGGCGCGCAGGGTGTGGCGGAGGTCTTTGATTTCGGCGGCGAACTCGTCGATGCGGGGGTGGTGGTTGCAGGCGTCTTCGACGCGGTCGCGGAGCCAGCGGGCGAGTTCGGCCACGGTGGGGACGGGTAGCCGTTGCTCGGGCCATAGGGTTTTACGCCAGTCGCGGACCCACGTGTCGAGGATGGTGGCGACGGAGAGGGTGCCGATCTGGTCGGGGTCTAGGCCGAGGACGCCGCGGGCGTGGAGGGCGCGGGAGGCGGGCCGGGCGGGCAGGGTCAGGTCGATGCGTTCCAGGGATGTTGGCGCCGGGGGCTGTTTGGAGCCGGATACCCGTGGTTGGCGGGTTTGGCCTGGGATGGGGCCGGCGGGAAGGGTGTCGGCGACTGGGTCCACCCCACGCCAGGTGACCGTGCCGTTGGGCGTCTCGGCTGGGGAGGGGGAGTTGGCGGGGGCCGGCGTGGTTTCGCTGAGCCGTTGGTGCAGGTCGGGGATGTCTGACAGGTGGGAGGCCAGCAGTCGCCGGTCGCTGTCGCACACTGGTGGCCGGTAGGGCTGGCGGGGTTCGGTGTCGGGCCGGTAGATGGGGCAGGTGACACACTGCATGTTGATCTCCCAGGTTTAAGCTGTTGGCTGGGAGATCGGAACGCTGCGGGGGTGGTCCGATCTGGGTGGCCCCAGGGTTTCCACGGCCTTGGGGCCACCGCTGTTCAGTTGGGCGGTGGCTTTCCGGGC